CATTTTATCCTGATATCCAACCCGACCACACAACTTCAAAATTTTCCGAAAAAACATCTAAATCGACCACTCACGAACGCTGACATCTAACCTGACCACTCGCGGGGCACTGACATCTAACCTGACCACTTGACTATCAAAAACCGCTCTTATGGACTTGTTCCCGCGAAGCAAAAAAACCTCATTTTCGTTCAATGGGTTTTTCACCCATATGTGCTAAAACCCTTGATATATAAGGCTTTCCAGACCCCTACTCTTTTACCCTTGACATCAATACTACCGTCTCAACGTGTGTCGAGAGTTTAAAAGGGATATATTAACTTAAATTTATTTGCACATACCATTTATATTACTATTCCCCGCACAGCACCTTGGCTTTTCAAGTTGGTATTTTTCAAAAACATGAATTCATATGTTAACTGAACGTCCACCATCAACACAAAAGATACTACCCGTTATCCATTTAGCTTCTTCTGATGATAAGAAAAATACCATATTGGCAATATCCTCAGGTTGACCTATCCCCAAGGGGTAACTTTTACTAATATTTGCTAGAAATTCTTCATATTTATCCCGCTCAATTATTCCGTTTGATACTTGAAATCCGCTATTAACAATACCTGGGTTAACTGAATTTACTCTGATTTTATATTTAGCCAACTCTTTTGCTAAAGCCTTTGTAAACATATCCATACCTGCTTTAGCCACCGAATAAGCGATTGAACTTCCTCCTGTTTTCGCTGAAATAGAAGAAATGTTTATTATTGATGAGTATTGTGATTCTTTAAGTAATTCTAAAAACATCTGTACCGCAAGAAATGCTCCTGTAATATTAATATCAAGGGACTTTTTCCATTCCTCAATTGATAAGTTTTCTATTCCACCTGGATAAATAACACCTGCACTATTAACCAGTACATCAATACATCCATATTTTTGTTTTATTTTTCCGCATACATCACGTAATGAGTATTCATCGGACACATCTCCAATATAAAAATCACACTTTTCAGTACAGTCTTTGAGTTCTAATTTGGCTTGTTCAATTTTTGTTATATTTCTTGAAATTGAAACCGTATTCCATATTCCGGTTTTATGGTATCTCTTAATTATTTCTAAACCGATACCACTTGAACCTCCAGTTATAACAGCCGTCTTCCTCTTCATTTGCAATGCTCCGTCCATTTATTTGTAATACTCAATAATATGTACGTTCTTATCAGGTTTATCATGTTTCATCTTAATAATATATGGTTTGGAACTCCAGTCAACTTCAATATTAAACATTTTTTCGATATCATTATGTGGCATGTACTCTTCAACATTACAATCAGTATTGAGTAAAAAAGTCCCTTTGGCTTCGTCAAATGTATATGTTTTTACAGACCGAGGTTGGAAATTTAAACACACATTAAAATTCAAAACATCTACACCTTTGGTTATTCTAGCCAAAGAAATACTCATCATTTCGCTTTCTTCACTAAGGACGCCTAATTCTTCAGGTAGTTTTATATAGTATCCAATTTCAAATTCTTCCTCTGGTTTTATTGAATGCAAAAAATGAATTTTAAAGACATGAGTAAATAATTTCTCTTTTTTATCAGCTAAACAAGTTACTAAGAGATCCTTTCCGGTTTTAATATCAACCGCTTTAAATGTAATATGCTCAAAAGCAATTTTATACTCAGTAGATTCAGAGTATATTAAACCGTCACTCATTGTTTTCGATTTATTGATTCCCTTTAGGATTCTGATTGAATGGTAGTCTTTCTGTGTGTAGTCCAATAAATCTTGACGAAATACTGAAAAATAATAGTGTGTTCTGTCAATAACTTTAGGATCATTAGTCCTACTACTAAGCAGAGTTCCCATTCTCTTCGTAATCTTTTTTTCCATTTCTATAACAGCAGGTGAGTTCTTTTCGATTTTTGCACGTATTTTTATGGGGATGATAACTAAATCTATAAAAATTGATATTAAAATAAGCGAAACTACGCCTTTAATACCATATTTGCTAATTTGGATAACATCGAAATCTTTCAAAATAGTTATAATGGTAAATATCATTGTAATTATTGCAAACAATCTAACAAAAAAATTATTTATAAGATTAAAACTGTTACCCATAAGTTTCCCCTCTAAGCTCATTGTTATTTTAATTTAGCAGCAATAACCTCAATTTCCACATCGCAGCCTTCTTTTGCCAAACTATTAACCTCTACCAAAGTACTAACTGGTTTACATTCATTAAAGTATTTATTTCTTATTTCAGATATTTGTGGGAAAAACTTCATATTTGTTACAAATATTGTTACTTTAATAACATTTTCTATACTCGCACCGGCTTCATTTAATAAAATCTCAATATTGTTAAAAATAAACTCTGTTTGTTGCTTTGGATCTTCGGGTGCAACTGCATTTCCATCTGAATCCATTGCAATTTGACCCGTGAGAAAAATTAAATCAACTCCTGGAAGAGGCAACTTCAATCCATGCGAATATGCCCCAATCGCTTTGGTAAATTTTTCTGGCTGTATTCGTTCAATTTTATCCATTTAATAAATCTCCATTCTCTACGTAATATATCTACTAAATTGGTTAATATTAGTAAAATTGATCATAAAAAATAGTGCACAGGTTTTGATTCCTATGCACTATTATTATATTACATAATTTTCTATTTTACTATGTATTGACCTCTTCCTCCACCCTCATCCCGCTCTTTAATACAAAAATAAAATGCGTTGGTGAGATTACTTCTATCTTCTCAACCAACGCATTAAATATATTTTCATCGAACTCTTCCAGGAGTTCCTGCCTGCTGTTTATGGCTTCTACAATTTCATTTACCCTTCGTCGGAGTCCCTCTTTAATACTATCCTGCCTATCATACTCTAACCTTCGCTTTCGGAGTTCCTCCAATTCAGATGATATCCTTATGTACTCTTCCTTGTAGACTTCATCATCCATGCCGTTTTTCACTTGAAACTGTACAAGTCCCTTTAATTCGGTTTTTAGTTTTCCAATCTGTTTGTCCAGAGCTTTGATTTCCTTGGTACTGGCCTTTTTCATAATGACCTTTTCAATATTATCAGTCAGCGTTTTAATGAGTGCATCCCTGTTTTCATAGAGTCTATTAAACACCCGAACAAAAGCATCCATCAAAACACTTTCATCCACGGCTTTTGCATTACAGGCATCTTTCCCTTCAGTAATATAGGTCTTGCATTGCCATACTACCTTCTTAGATATATTAGTGCTATTCCAAGTTCTTCTTTTAAAAATATTACCGCAGTCACCGCAGATAACCTTGCCACTGAACGGATACTTGCTGGTGTATTTATGCCTATCCCCTGCTAAATTTCCGATAAGTAATGCTCTGCGCTCCTTCTCATCCTGAACCTTTTCGAATATCTCCCTTGATATTATTGGCTTATGATTGCCTTCAATAAGATATTGCTGTGCCTGTCCTTTATTATCAACCCGTTTATGTGCAAGAAAATCAACTGTTATGGTCTTCTGCAGAATTACATCTCCATAGTATTTTTCATTCGCTAAGATACCGGCTACGGTTGAGTCCCACCACTTCTCATTACCAGCACCCGTTTTGATTCCATCTTCCATTAAGCCCCTGGCAATAGCGTTATAACTCTTTCCTTCAAGGTAGTCCCTGAATATCCTGCGGACTATCTCTGCTTCCTTTTCATTTATAATAAGCTCTCCGTCCTCATTTTTATCATATCCAAGAAACCTAGTGGTATTGACCAAAACCCTCCCATTTTCAAACTGCCGTATAATTCCCCACCTACAGTTCTCAGATATATTCCTACTCTCATCCTGGGCAAGACTGCTAAGAATGGTTAGCAGAACCTCGCCTTTGCTATCTAATGTGTCTATATTCTCCTTTTCAAAGAAAACTGAAACCCCTTTTTCTTTAAGCTTTCTCACATTGTTTAAGCAATCAAGGGTGTTCCTCGCAAATCTTGAAATGGACTTGGTGATAATCTTGTCGATCTTTCCATCCATGCAATCCTGAATCATTCTATTGAAATCAGTTCTCTTTTTAGTTGATGTTCCAGATATTCCGTCATCCGCGTAGACATCGACCATTATCCATTCTTTCTTCTTATTAATGTAGTCCGTATAATAAATAATCTGTGAATCATAACTTGAATCCTGTTCTGGGTTATCGGAACTTACCCTACAGTAGGCGCATACTCTTAGTTTTGTGTTTTCAGGCAAACCATTAATCATCTGTGCTGGCTTTGCAGGGATGACTGATATTTTCTTTTTTGCTGTTGCTTTTGATGCCATAGAATTCTCCTTTCCTATATATTTCTTTTGTCGTGTCATGATATAATCTTGTGGTGAACTAATCAAGTTAATGCCCAATATTCCTGCATTTGAAAGGATTTTTGATTATCCATATCTATAGCAGTAAACTCTTCCTCTGTTATTAAATTTAAGCTCCTTAAAGATTCAAGAATATGTAAACCCAATTGGTAATTGACTATATTTTCATTTGTCAAAAATGTATCTCTCCTTCTTAAAAATAAAAAAAGAGTGGGTTTTTACGCCCACTCGAAAGTAATAATGTTACGATTCAAATATAAAAAGGCGAGCATGAGACCCGCCATTGATTTTAGAATAACGATTTTAATTGTACTGAAAACTCTTTAAATACGGTCTCATCATCCGACAGCGTTGCTTTTAGAACAACATATTTATTGACATATGAACTACTGCTATTAGCTTTAATAGTTGCACCATTTCCCGTGCTTGTTGTAATCGTGGCATAGGCTGGCGAAGTTGTCCCATCTTGATTCCGAATACTCCATACCGCCGACTTATCGAAAACTTCAGTGCCGTTATCGTAAAAATGGGCAACGTAGCTCTGGCTCTGCCCAATTTTAATGGTTGCACTTCCGGTGATGGTAATTGTATATGTATGGCTGGCATTTTCTACTACGGTAATATTAATAGTATCCTTAATAGTATTCTCATAGGTCATTTCGCAGGTAACCACGGCTGTTCCAACATTTATTCCCATCAATTTGCCGGTATTATCAACTGCTACCACGCTTGAATCTGAAGACATGTATGTCAACGCTGGGAGCGGGTTCATCGATGTTCCATTATCTGTGACGGAAATAATTAACTGAGCGGTGTCATTTAGCGGCACATTCATAGAAGCACCGTTATCAATGCTTAAAACATATGTATGAGTGGTTTCATACTGCCATCGGTTGGCAATTCCAGAATCCAAGTCATCACTTGATTCTGTTGCCACCAATTCGCAGGTCAGTATAATCAATCCAAGGCTTGCTTTGTCAATCCCATTAACCTGCCATGCTCTGCCTGTGTTGATAAACCTACCGCCGATTGATATATCCCGTGAATCGGCATTGTCCTGCAAGCTGACCTTTATAGTGCCGGTCGCAAGACTCATATATTGATTGGTATCAATATCCATGACTTTGGTTTCTATCAAGGCATCAAACCACTTCACATTGCCAGTGAAGTTGAAAGCTATTCTATAATTACATTGCTTCATCCGACCGCAGTAGGAATTTGGGTCTTTATCAATCTGGCTGGTAATTATGTATTTTCGGCTATTATACTCAACAATGTCCCCTGTCTTTATTTCTACCTTGGTATGGATGATTTTATCGGCATTTATATTAATTCTATCGGTTGCATCAATTATTACTGCCTTGCTGCCGATATTATTAACCAGCACATCCTCTCCCTTTTCAAACAGGAAGAAGTCAATCATTTCGTCTATAGTTCTCTCCATCAACCCACCGTCCTTTTGCACTGGTAAAGGAGAACTTCCATGTGGTCACTCCAGCCCTTGACGTTAAGGATTTTGTAATAAACGCCATCCATTCGGAAATATGATTCGTTACTAATTTCCTCATCAACATCACAGAAAGCTCTTTTTGATATTTCCAGAGTTATCCCATAATCGAAGGTGACTTTAGCGGAATACGGCTGAACATCAGTATAGATTGTTTTGATTGAAACTGCATCTGTATTTTGCAATATTTCAATCTTTGTATCATGGAACATATTTAATACCCCACCTTAATTTTGGGAACTGGCAAAACTGATTTTATATACTCCGTAATACCCCCGTCCTCAAAGGTAATACTTCTTTCACCCTGCACTTTTTGCTTGTAACCTACACTGTCTTTATTGTTATAAAAGTAAGCAGCTAAATCAGCAATGGTACCATCATACTCAGCCGGTAATTCCGTCACATTGCAATAGCCCAGAGCTACCTTCAATGCTTGAGTAATAAAATGATTTAAGATTTCATCCTTAGACATATCAAAAGCATCAATGCCAAGTAACATTTTTACGACTTCCAGCATAAGCTACTCCTCCATTTCATTCTCATTTTGAGCATCCATTGCTATTAAGGATTGAATAAGTTGCTCCTTTTTATATCCGATTGCATTGAAACCCCGCCGTTTGGCTAGTTCAATTAAATCTTTATAATTCATCGCATCATAAT